TCATTAAGTGCTGCATTATTACGACGGGCATTGAATATATTAACCCATCGTTCATATTCGGCTTTTTCTTTGTCACGAACTTCGTCTTTGTAATGTAAGCGCCGTGTTTCCTCACCGGGCTTACGAACATACACGGTGCGCCCGCCATCTGGGCTTTCAAAAATTGTTATCTCAGTAATTTTGCTGACCATCATAATATATGTCTATTTAACTAATTATAACATAGTGCCAACAAAAAGCCCCTTACGGGGCTTTTAATTATTGCTGGCTTACAAACTGGTTAAGTTTTTCAGCTTCTGTAATAATGTCATTCGTACTGGGAAAGTCCGGCATTACAGGAAATTGTAATGCTAGTTGTTCTTCAGTGGGACCAGACATACCAACAAAGACTTCTCGCTTGGATATAAATTCGTCCATAAGATTTTGTCGTTTTTGGAATACTGGTTCGTAGAGTGACTCCTTAGCCAGCTTTAAGAGTTCGAGACGAATCTCATAAGGTGTTTTGCTCATAGTTTTCTCCTTGTGTGAATGTGTGTGTTTAAAACACGAGCAATATTACTTAGTCTTATAAAACACAGTCAACAAAAAACCCGCCGAAGCGGGTTTAGTGTTTTTAAAGTTAAACCTTAAAATTAGCTTGCTGATGTAGCTGTCGAAGCTAAACGGAAACCAACGTTAGTAACTGTAGCTGCTGCCACGTTACAACCATTAATAGTACCTAAACCTTGAATAGCTGCTTGTAATGTTGATGCTGTGTAAGCTGCTGTTGGGTAAATTGCGATGCTGAAGTCAACTGTGTTATTTGTATTGTCAACTTGATACATAGCAACGGTAGCTGTTTGTTGGATTGTTTGAAGAATCGTTTGTAATGCACCGTTAACACCGGCTTGGTTGAAAGCTGAATTGCCTAAACCAACTCCGAAAAAGTCCAATTTTGGACCCATAAAGTTAACTGGTGTACCAGCTGGTGCGTATGCTGTATTTGCTGATAACTGTGGGCCGTTAAGTGTATCTGTTGCGAATACTGGTTGCGAACCACCGTTTACTAAAGTAATATATGCCATTTTTAAATCTCCTAGTTTGTGGAATCAAAGTTCCTACTTGTATTTAGTTAGAAGACAAAAAAAACTGATTTTGGTTTAGATTATGTGTTATTTTTATGATTATCACGTGTAAAACCAAATCTGTTGACGAATTTAGTTATACCACCTGGCGTAGCGATCACCCAGCCTTCATGCCCTGGATGTTGATGATCTAATTGTTGTAATAGATCCATTTTAATTTTATGTATAAGAACAAATGCTGAAAATGCAGCACTCATGCCATCAATATTAGATCGTGGACTTTGCAAATATTCCACTATATTTCTATATTTCCGTGGACTAACATGATCTTTAAGCCAATTTCCAAATAGATGAATTAAAGTATCTATATTAAAATCTGATTCATCATCATCGTTGACTATACTATTAACATATTCTATACACAATCGAGGTAAATCACTAATCTGTAGTTGTCTAAGCTCAGCTGGATTAAATAATGTATCAATAGCATTGCCGTGTTCTTTTAACAAACCTTTAAGTTCTTTAATCAAGGTTGAGTCAGTAGATTTGACATTTTCTTTTGGCTGTATGGGTTCGATTAATAATAAACCCGGAACAGATTTAAGTTTTACTTTACTAATAGGTTGTTTGACTGCGTGATGTTCTTTGTAATAAGTATGTATGGCAATTCCAACATTGCTATTGGCAATTTCTTTGCCTAATTTAGTATTAAGAGGAATCTTATATTCTATAGTATTGGGTTTAAATACTACTGCACCAGATACTTCAGGCGGAGTTTCGGAATACAATAAATCACCTTGAATATAACCTTTAAAGTTATGTGGCACAGCTTGTTCTAACATATCCCATAATATTTCATACACAGGCCCAAGTTCTTCTACACGGTTACTTATTTTACCGACTGCTGCTGATTTATCATCACGTACAGACAAACGTTCGTTGATATCATTAGGATTAGTGAATAATCCATTATATCCAGTGGCAGTAAATCCGCTTATATCAGTCAGTACAAATCTTCCATCTGGATTTCTCCCAAATACAATTGCTGGCTTACCATCCCATTTTATAGTGGCACTAGCCGAAGTATCGTTTTTTAAATGAGTAAAGTGAGTTATTGCATCTTTAATTCCACTTGTACCTTTTCTAAAAACTAAATCTTCTATATGGTCAATTCCTTTTGCTCTGCCGCCCTCTATTTTAATCTCATCTGATTCAATTAATTTCAACATGCCTTGATTAACAATACGATTTCTTAGTCTAGACAAAAAGTTTACATCTGACTCATTGTGTGTTTCGGGAGATTTTGTAAAAGCAAAATCAGTTTGCACATATCCACTATCAGGATTGCCATTAATAGGAGTTTTAAAATAAATCTTTGATCCGGAATTTTTTACGTATTCTCTAGGTTTTAATTTATGACTATTGCACCATTGTGTTAATTCAGCCATCAACTGATTTGGTGATATTTTATTAGAATCTATAGTTAGTTCTAATTTACTTGAACTATGGGCATCGGAATTAGATAAATTATTTATTAAGTCAAGATCTATCATATGTTCAAGCCAATTTAATGTTGTTTTAATATCGGTTTGATTTATACGTTGTGTATTCGATTGGCCATCACCGTTTTTAAATATGGTATCATTCATAATTTAAGTCCTTATGAATTTGTAATGGCATGGATTAGTGCATCTGGAGTTAATGCACCAGTATCAAGTTTTTGTTTTAATATATTAGCAACTTTGGGATCTAACCCTACCTTAGATAATTCACGTTGGGCTTTCAATTGACTTGTGTAACTGGGAGTATTGTTAGATACGCCTGGTCGATTGGTTTCTCTACCTTGTGATTTAGCAATTGCTTGATTAGCAATTGCAATATAGTTATCAAATGCAGTTGATAATGTTTTAGGATTGCCTTTTGCCGCAATTAAAGAATTAAATGCTTGATCTAATTTTAATTTTTGTTCTGGATCTTGTTTAGCTTGATGTAAGCCAGGTATTTTTGAATCAATCCAATCTGGAAATTCTGTTTCAATATCTTTAATGGCTTCTCCGTCTTCCTTTAGTCTGGCAGCACGTTTTCTGATAGCATTTGGAGTTTGACTTATTTGACCAGGAATTTTTCCACCAGTACGAGTTTTGACAGGAGCTGCTGCAACAGGGGGCTGGGCTGCAATGTTAGGATTACCAGGTTGTGCAACATTAGTTTTGCTAACCGGAGCATTTGCCATAGTAGTTGGTGTTGTTCCTTGCAAGTTAGGATTGCCGGCTTTTGCTTTATTTGATACACTAACCGGAGCATTTGCCATAGTAGTTGGTGTTGTTCCTTGCAAGTTAGGATTGCCGGCTTTTGCTTTATTTGATACACTAACCGGAGCATTTGCCATAGTATTTTGAGCAGCGACTTTTAAATTAGGATTACCAGGTTGTGCAACATTAGTTTTACTAACCGGAGCATTTGCCATAGTATTTGACGAAGCTGTATTGTTTGTAGTTGCAGAACCATTGGCAGCAGGTGTCAGAGGACCTACAAAAGTATTTAAAAATTGCTGTAGTAATATGTTTTGTTTAAATTTAGGTCCAGCAGTTCCAGTTTGTATATTTTGCGGCGAAGGTGCAGCAGATAATGGAGTTTTAGTATCTACATTAAATCCTTTCCTAGCTAGTATAGCTGCTGATTTTTGAGCATCTTTATTTATTTTGTTTTGTTGAGTATTCCATTGATTATTTTGATAAGCATCGCCTGCTGCGTTAAATCCTGTTTTTGCAGCATTATAAGCATTTTTTAATCCGTCAAGAATTCCCTCATCTGTGCGCTGTGGGACTTTAGTTATTTCATGAATTTGCATCTGTTTTCCTTACGGTTCTAGTAAATTTACCTGGATCTCGCAATTTAATTGCATTAATTAACTTACGTGTAAGGTTTTCTGCTTGCGCAGGAGTATATGAATTATCTATTTGCTCAAGTAAACGAATAGCTGATAAAATTATATTATTAGCTCGATTTTCAATCACATGTCGTTGATCACGTTCTACGTACATGGAATCCAATTCTTCCAATAATGATTTAGTTTTCTTTTGCATTTAGATAGAACCTTTTTATTATTTATTGCAATTTCAAATATAAAGTTTCAAACTAATTGCCTTTAATTTGAGCCAACATAGATTTTAATTTACTACTTTGTACTTCTGCCGTAATTTTACTCACTTCTCCGGTATCTGGATCTACAGTTTCATTATTAATTACTTTACTTTGTGTTTTGATACTGTCATATACATTTGGACGTTTAAATGAACTTACCGGCGAAGATTCTTCTGGTAAATCAGTAATTCTCATAGTTTCTACGTTGTACTCTAATTCAACTTTTTGTCCATTGCCAGTACTTGTACGAGTTTTCATACATTGTATTTGATAACGGCCACGTTCTTTCATAGCTCGACTTGTAAAAATACCAAATACATTATCTGCTGTATTAATCTTACTGATACCACCTGAAATATGGCTGTGATCAAATTCAATTTCTTCCACTGCTGAACGATTTAACTGGCTTGCTGTGACAAATAATATGTTAAGTTCCTTGGCTAAATTACGTAATTCTTCAGATACATATTTGTCTTTTACAAACAAATCATTGGGACTAACTTTTGCCGAAACTGGCATTAGCAAATCTAAATAGTCAACCATTACAAAGTCAATCTTAATACCAGTTTGCACTTGAACTTCTTTCAAATATGCCCTAATATCATTAACATTGCTTTGTGCTGGCAATGCTTTGACCTGATATTTTCCAGCTTTTTTACCAAACATTTTAACTTTTAACTCTGATGTGTCCATGTCTTTTCTGATATCTTTAGTTGACATACCGGATAGCATTGCATCAGTTCTTAGTCCAACTAGTTCTTCACTGAGTTCTAAAGTAATATATGCACCACTAAGCCCCTGCTCTAACCAACTAATAGCTATATTCATCATAACTAATGACTTGCCTGATCCAGATCCACCAGCAAAAATATTCAATTCGCCTCTACTAAATCCACCATATAACAATTTATCTAAACTTGGCCATCCAGTACTTACTTGCCCGCCACTATTAAAATATTTGTCA